CAAGAATTCGCATTCAAACTCAACTTTGAATTGTGCTTCTGAAGTATTGGCAATTGTTTGCTCTTTCCATACAACATCTCTACCAGGAACTTCAGACCAATGAACATCTGTAGGAGTATATTCATTTTTGCCATTCTCAGCATCATGCCACATGCGATAAAAATGATTCATACCCCTTGGAGTAGAAACAATAATTACCTTTGTACTTTGTCCAGAAGAAATTGTGGGATAAACAGAAGCAAAGAAATCGTCGGCAATGTGATTTGGAATGAATGCAAATTCGTCGAGAAATATTACATTATATGATCCGCCACGAACAGCAGAGGAAGAAGTAGAGTTGGATGAAATTTTAGATCCGTTTTCAAGTTCAAGAGATCCTTTATTCCAGGATATAATACCTTGTTGCATCCACTTAGGTAGATTTTCATATGCAAGTTGCAATCTTCCCAATAAATCTCTTGCAGTAGATGCTTTGTTTGCTAATATAGCAATATTTACGTTATCGTTAAAAACTGCATAATGTAAAAGATATGATACGCATGTTGTAGATTTGCCAGTCTGGCGTGGCATTTTGCATATATTAAATCTTTTATCGTGAAAGTTTTGAATTAATTTTTCTTGAAATGGATAAAGATTGAATGGAACCAATCCGTGATCCAGGGAAACAATTTTAATATAATTTTTAGCAAAATATACCGGATCTTCTTTGCACTTCATGAATTCAATGATATTATCTTCTGTGAATTCAATTGCAGTATTTGCTTTTTTAAGATTTGGGTTACCCAAATATACTTCAGACATAATAATTATTCAGATTAGTTTTGTATCAACAAAATGCAAAAAGTTGCTGCACATTTTATAGATCAGCATTTCCAGCGACGACGGGCCTTACAAATTGATTTATCGGGGGTTTTAGCGCAATTGATGTTATGCATGTCTTGCTGCCCCTTAGAACGGGCGCAGAAAGACTTTCTGCGCTTGGCATCTTTACTACCTTTTTTTGGATTACCAGTTACTGCAGTCTTTAGTTTAGAACCTGGATTTTCACGTCTGTAAGCATTAACTGATCTCTGACTCATACCATCAACACCATCTTTACGATTTGATTTCTGCCAGTCTTCTTTCACCTCTTGCTTACCATAAGTTTTGCAGGGATCTTTACCACATCCGCAGTTCTTTTTCTCAGGTTTTTCGTGGGTATAACCCATCTTCTTCATACGAAGATGATCCTGTTCTGTTTCGGCATCATATCCCTTACCAGTTTTTTGATCATACATCTTATGGGATTTAAACTCTTTTTCTTGAAGATTTAAATCGGACCTCCAATCAGAGAAATGTGCTTTTACACAATTTGGATATCTCTTTCCAAACATTGTCTTCATACCCTTTTTCTCATATCCTTTCCAACACTTTTCATCAAGATTAGCAGCAACTTTAGCAACTTGTTTAGATTGTTTTGCGTGCATTTTAGATGCACCTTTCAATTGTTTTGAAACTTCTTTAAGTTTGTCCAAAGTTGACTTTGCTTCACTCAAACCTTTCATGGGTTCTGTCTTAATAATATCAACGAATTCAAATTCCATTGTTTTGAAATCATCTCTCCAGTTGGAGTAATCGTAACTTTCTTTATTAATTTTATTGCCCCAGTTTTTGGCACCAACTTTACGACACTTGACTAGTGCTCCAGAAGCATATGCAGAAGGCCACACAGAGTAACGAGATTTGACCTTATGGTAGCAAGCATCTTTCTTTCCTTCTTCAGTTACCATTTTCGCTTTACCTTTTCTATTGGGATTTGGATCTTCTTTACGCTTTTTCTTTGCTCTTTTTTCCCTTTCATCTTTACTCATGGCAGCACGATCATCTGCATCACGGCAAAATGGTTTAGTCTTCTGTCCTGGTTGCTTTGCACAAGGTTTTCCGTCATACTTGCCACCAGTCTGTTTCCAACCACCACCTTTGAACCAGTCGCGGAGAGAATAACCTTTGTCCTTGGCAGATTTACCATCTCTTGCCTCTTCTAATTGTTCGACTTCTTCTCTTACTCTTGGATTATAATATGGATTTACATCATTACTATGTTTTTTACCTGTACTGGTAAATCCCGCCTCTCTTCTTTTCTTTTCAAACTCATACCGCTTTGTGGGAGATTTCCATTTTTTCTTTGGGACGGGTTTACCAGTAAACCCAATTTCAGTCTCATCTTTTTTCTTTGCAGATTTGCCTTGCCCATAATCAACAGATGGTGATTTTTTGTCCTCACTTTTTTTTCGTGCTTGCATGATCATTCCTGCCAAACCAGTTGCTGCCAAACCAGCACCGATTGCTTTCATTGTGGGTACTGCTAATGGTGCTGCTAATAGAGGCACTGCTTCATTGATTTTATCTGCATAACCAGCAGCAGCATCAGTGTCATGTGCAGTATCAGTAATCTTTGCTTGCATCCAAGCAGGAATATCTTTCTCTTTCTTACCTAGTGCTTTTCTCAACTTTGCAATGTTTCTTTCTGCTTTTGCAAGTTGGGATTGTGCCATTGCAACTTCATGATCGCCAGACTCTTTATCCTCATTAGTGACGCTCCAACTTTCTTCTACTCCACCACCGCCATCTCCTCCAGCATCAGAACCTCCATTTCCGCTACCATTGGAATCGTTTCCACTCTTATCTTCACTATCCTCTTCATGATCTTTATCACGCATAATCTGCCCACTAGACATTAAATGCCATCCCCTAGGAATTTTTTTACATTCTTTGTCTGTAAAGCAATAATAGTATCCTTTTTTACAAGATTTCATTTATACTTATTCTTCGTTAGTATTATTTAGAAAACCTTTTTTTAATAACTTAGATAAGTCTGAGGTTGATCCAACAAACAAGGCATTATTAGTCACATTAGTTGTCTGTTTAACATTATCTTCCTCAAGATCTTTGATTTTCTTTTGAAGATCTGCTAATTTATCTGTAGTATCTGCAACGTTCTTAATTAGTTGTCCTGCAACTTCATAAGCGCGTGGACTATCACTTTCTCCTGCAAGATCCATAATTCCATTAATTGCTTCTTGCCCTTTTTCAATTAATGAATATAAATTTGCTCTTGTATATTCATAATCTTTTTTAATATCTCCTGGTTTCATTGACTCGGGATTTAGTTCCTGAGGTTTTATTATGGAAGTATTATCGTCCTCCATAGAAGTATTAAAGGTATCATTCAAACTGTCAAAATTTTTAGTCATATTAATCAAATATCAGATTGTTGCACGGGACTATATGCTTTTGAGTCTCCCAAATATTGCCAATCTTCATCTAATGTCCAATTATCATCTGGTTCTGCATTAGAAGGATTGGGTTGTGCAGTATACCTCATTTCACGTTTTGCAGTTCTAATATCTGTATCAGAATACGTATCAACTTGAACTTTACGGATAAGAGAATCAGTGCTATCACTAATTGGTCCAAACAGATATGTTTTTGCGGTAAACTGTAGTGTATAAAGAATTAACCTTCGAGATGAAAAATCTCCTTCATAATCATCTCTAAAAGAAACAGAATCTAAAACGATTGGCACATCTTTCTTTTCATCAATAACATCTGTCATATCAACCGTAACAGTAAATGATGGTTGAAAAAATGGTAAAATTTGTTCGACAATTTGGAGAACTTCATCATTAAACTTTGTCATTATATTAATTTCAAATCCAATATTATATGGAATTGGCATATAAACTTTACGAGTTTTATCATCAGATCCAACCGATTTGAAGGTCTGTGTTATACCAACTTTTCTTGAAGAATCATATTTCAAAGAATTCATTTCAAATGAAATTCTGGGCAATGTAATAGCAATGGGTTTATTGAGATCTGCTTGTTGCTCTAATCTCGCTAAAAACTTTTGTGTAGGTCCATATGATAATGGAACTCGTATCTCACTAAAAGTATCACCTGTAGCATCCTTTGATTTGACAATTATGTTGTTAAATAAGTTGCCAAAAGCAATAATAGTTTTTCTTATGTTTTGATGATAAAAATAAGTTCCTAACATTAGTAATTACCGAATAAATTTGTTTCTGTGAAATCAATTATAGAACTAGACTCTGTTTGTATAGTATCATTTTGTTCATATTTATCTTGATTTATGGGATTTTCTCCCAATTCGCCAATGGTATATCGTGCTGACGATGAAGATCCAATAATAACCTCACCATCAGTAAATGTGCCAGAAATATTACCAATTTTGAGGATATTTGTGGATGTATCCCATGATTTTACGTAAGCAGTTGATCCGGAAGATTCTCCAGTAACGACTTCATTGAATATATAAGTTCCAATACCAGTTATTGTTGCTGGCGCTGCAATAGTAATAGATGGTGCAGAAGTATATCCAACACCAGAATTAGTAAGATATACTGAATCTACTATTCCTGCTGATGTTATATTTACAATTCCCGATGCTGCAGTTGTTCCGAGACCAACAACATCTGGACTGGAAAATGTTACAATTGGCGAATAATTGTAACCAGAACCAGCATCTGTAATAGAAATTGAAGAAATTCCACTATATGTGGTATCAATTTCGGCCGTTGCAGTTGCCCCTATACCAGTAGTTCCGCTTATGATTACATTTGGAATAGATGTATATCCTGCACCAGAATTTGTTATGTATATATTATCAACAGAACAATAACTTCCTATACATGAAGTTATTGCAACAGCAGTTGCAGTTATTGAAGGGTAGGCATCTTGAATGGATATTGTAGGAACTGAAGTATAATTAACTCCATTTTCGGTTAAAGATATTCCTGTTACATTACCTGTAGAATTTAAAATAACATTTCCAGTGGTTGTGACTCTTTCACCATCTTGGAAGAATAACGTATTTGAAGAATTTTTACTTGTTGACGTTGGTGCTTCTGCTGGTTGTGATGTTGACCCAATACTAGTAAATCTTAATTCGTCAAGATAAATTTCATTATCAGAAAAATTTCCATTTGGATTTAGGGATACTCCATCACTATTCATGAATATAGTATTAAATGTATCAGTTGAATACGAACTATTGATAGTATCGCCAAAGAAGTGAGCAGCAACTCTATGTGAGCCAGAATTATCGTCAGTTTGGGAAAGTCTTATCCAATTCCAACGATTAAAATTGCTACTATAATCTGATATTAACTCAACTGTAGTGAAACTATTATCAAAATCACTATCTGGTCTAGACCAATTTAGAGAAGTTGTTCCTCCACTAGTTGAAAAATATAAAGAGTATTTTATGCTATTATCGTCATTAGTGCCCCATTCCAGTATTGTAACATCTCCCGCAGCAGCTGTTGTTGCATACAACCAAAATTCAATTGCTCCAGTTTCTCTTTCCGCCAATCCAGAAGTAGGTATAAGTAATCCAGAATTTTCTCCATTATATGATCTGGATCCAAATTTAACAATAGTGGTTTCATTACCTCCACCAGTTGGATCACTAAATGTAACTGTCGGTATATTCTTATGACTGGGATAATATCCACTATTTGTAATTGTAGTACTAGTGACTGATCCTCCCACACTTACAGTTGCAGTTGCTGCAGCACCAACTGCCGTAGGAGGATCATCTATAGTTACTGTAGGGACTGTAGTATAATTATAACCATCTTCAATAAGATTGATAGTTTTTATATATCCACTATTCTCTCGTATTGTTGCCGAAGCAGAAGCTTGACTACCCGATGCTAAAAGTGTTAAGGACTTAATGTATCCATAATCCTCAAGAGATTCATCAATCTCTCCTATACCTGTAGAAATCACAGATGAATGTGTATATTCAAAGAGTTCACATTTCAACTCATATACGTATGTTTTTCCTAATTGATAGAATGGTTGTTCATGCTCAACAAATTTAATTTCAAATAATCTTTCACCTAGAGGAAACCAAATCAAATCTCCTTCTCTAGGTCTTAAAGATGTAGTATTTTCTGACGTTGGTATTTCAGATAAAAGCGGAGAAATAAAATCTTCAAATCTTTCTTTGGAAATAATTAAAGTAACTTCATCCTTCAATTGCATACCGAATTTGCTCAGTATGTCTCCAGATCCAGAATATCCTCCATAATTACTTAAGTATGCTTCAACTATAAACTTATCAGTAAATTTGGAGGAAGTAACTTCCCTTATAACTGTTTCTTTTCTTATCATCCTTTGAGGTAGATAAGCAATATCCATTCCATACATGGATAATTGTTCATTTACTAATGACTGTATTAATCTTTGTTCAGATTCTGAACCATGCAGAAAAAATGGATTTAATGCCATAATTATCCTATAAAGTCATAAGGTGGTAATTCGTATTCTGCTGCCATTCTCTGTTTTAATGCAGTCAACTCTCTTTCTGCATCATCATATATTTCTCTACCATTCAATTCAACTCCACCAGGAAGTTTCACTCCTCTAAATTTTAATAAATTTTGTCCCCACTGTCTTTTAATTAAAGATGTTAAATATTTTTTAACAAAACTGTCATTATATACTTGTGTGAATGATGTAGGATCTAATGCTCTGTAACAATCTAAAACAATAAAATTGCCTACTGTTTGCGATCCCCAATCAATATCCATATACAGTCTATCTTGCCTCTTATTAAATCTAATCTGCTTATCTGTTGTCAGCATATGATCGATATCTTCAAGATATCTTTTGGTCATTGAATATTGAAGCAATTCTACAGAATTAAAATAATATAGATCATTTAGAAAGAGTTGATATTTAATACTAAACATTCCACCAGAAATAGAACTAGTATCAAATTTGAATATTCTTTCAACACCAATAACTGAATCTGGAACTTGTATAAAATTGGAATTTTCGTACCAGTTGGAAGTTATTGTACCAAGACCACTTACATCAGTTGATGTTGCGGTAGTAGTTACAATACCAACACCAGAACTTCCATCTACACTAGTTAATCCTGCAGAAGATGCACCTCTACCCCTATCTATATCAGATTGAGTAATCTGATACTTAAGATACATTCTTTCAACACCATCAAAGTGTCTCTCATTAAAATATTGAATTGTATCATCTACTAAATCATCTAATTGATCATCATCTACATTTATTTCTAAAACAGGATGTCCGAGTCTACGTAAGCAATAATCTATTAAACCTTGTTTTGTTGATGGTTTTGCCATATTTTATTACCTCGTTATTGTCTTCGATACTAATACAGAACCCTGCAGAACTCTTGATATGTTATTATCAAGAGTTCTTGTCAATACAACATCATAAACATATCTTCCTGGTTTTAAATCTACAGTGTCAGATGGTTCTAAAGATATTGTAAGTTCTCCACTTGATGGTGTTACTGTTGTAGTAGCAAAACTAACAGCAGTGGTACTATTTGGGTGCTTTCTTATTTGTGAAGCATAAGTATATTCGGATAAATTTAAAGCAGCACCTTCATCATCAGTTAAACTAAAAGTCTGTGAAAAACTTGTTGAAGTGTTTATTGATAAATTCAGTGCAAAAGGTGCAGACATTTACCTTTATTTTAAGTTCTTATCTATTTATCATCAAATTATAGACAACACTTCCTGCTGCTTCAAATATAATTTAGCATAAGATTTAGCAATATCTTTTAAAAGTTCTAAAGATTCGATATCATTAATCTCAGAAGAAATTTTATAATATTCGAATTGCTTAGAAATTTTTTCAAGTTTTATATCATCTGGATCCATTGATTAACTCCTTTAATAAAGATTTGATTTCTTTTACATCATTTTTTAGTTGTTCAATTTCTTTTTTTGCGTTTATTCTACTAGAAGAACTCTGCAAATACTGATCATAACCATTCAAATCTTTATTGATGATAGCACCAGTATTTGAATCTCTATAAAGATTTGAATGACCTTCAACTTTTACTAATTTCATTATAACAATGCAATTGCGCGAATGTCTTTAAACCTTGGATATTTATCCATTTTTGTTGTAGACATAACAATTTTAATTGTAAATCCTACAAATGGTCCAACATTTGGTGCTGTATATTGATATTGTATAAATTCATTATCAGCACTACTAGAAGTAAATCTATCGGGCAAACCACTATTATTGGATAAATCAACAATATCCAAAAATCCATCAGAATCTAAATCTGAAGTTAAGTTATTATATCCAGGGAACATTTCAAAAATTTTCAAAGTAGTATTCATTTCTGGTCTAATTAATGAATACATAACTCTAAAATCAGCAGATTTGTGTCTATATGCACTAATATTCACTCTTAGAGTATTTGAAGGTCTTGCCAAATTAATAGTTTTTGAGATGTAAACTGCCGCATGTGGATCCTCTATAAAATTAGAAGTCCTTTTATCCGAAATATAATCTGATATTGGATTATTAATCAGATATTTTGTATATTCTGCAGAAGCAGTATCCAAGAATATCATTGGAGATAAATTATAGTTTGTAGTAGAAAGACTCAATGATAAGACACTTGACTTGCTTTTTAATAGATTAGGTAAAAACTCTTCAGTATTAACTTTCGATGTTACCATACTCAAAGAATTCATTTTATTGGGTTGATTTAATTCCACGTCTACATATGGTTGCTCCAAAAATGATGTTTCATTACCATTCACACTAGTTGCGCTCACAGATTTTAATTGTGCGGATATAGATGCCTCAGACTCTGGTGGCAGTATAGCACTTATGAATGGAGTTACTGTATCATAAAGAACATTTTCTGAAGCATATACATTGGTACCGCCAACACTTTTTTCCTTATTGAATGATAATGCAGGATTACTACCTGTAGAACCATCAGTATTTCTATTAACAGCTATAGGATTGCTATCAATATCTAAAGATCCTATTGGTATTTTAATATAATAAGAATTGATATCAATTCCAGTATCTACAATATTATGCTTAGTGTTAATTCTGCGTAATGAAACACCACCACACTCATATTTTTGAATAAATGTCTCTGAAGGATGTGGCACTGCAATAGTGTCTTCAAGACCTCTAGAAAGTCCTCCAATTTCTGTACCACTTACGGAAGTATAACTCATTAACTCACTATTAACTATCAAATACCCAGGATTTGTACTTGAAACATCTGCACCCTCAAATTGTTGGAATAGAGAAATATCTAAACTGCTAACGTTAATAGATTGAGAGTTTCTTGTAATTGATGAAGTAATTTTGATTTTTGATGTATCTGGTGATACTGCAGAAATTGAAACAATATTATTTGTAGCATACATTCCATGATCGAAATGATTTACTAGAGCATATGTCCCATCATAATAATCAGATAAATATGTCTCCGATGACTGTATATGTGTGTTAGCAAGAGACACAGCACCACCACCATCATTATAGTAAATTAAATCCTGGAGGTTAAATGAATCGCCAGCAACATTTGTCAGGTATAACGTATCAATACTACTATCATTACTTGTAATTGTGATTCTAGAATTTTCTCCACTAGGTACTGAAGAAGTTCCTGTTATATCAGAAGTAACGATTCCAACAACATCACCAATTGCATATCCTTTTCCTTTAGAAACTGGAGTTGCGCTGTCAATAATACCATTAGTAGCATTTACACTTAATGTTAACCCAGATCCATTTCCAGTTATGTTGAATGTTGATACTGAAGAACTACCATTAGAATATCCTCTTCCACCAGTGTCAATGCTTACTGTATGTGCAAGACCACCAACACTTTCAATAATACCCTGAACATAAGATTTAGTAGTATCTTGAATTTTTCTTCCTGCAGTTAAATCTGTAAGAAGACCTGCATCAGTTATGGTATCAATGCCAACTTTTAATTTTCTTGGAAGAATAGTTAATGGATTATTAGTCAGTTTACGAATATAACTATTTCCCTTTGAAAGTGGAGTGTTACCAAAATAGGCGATTCCCTCAGTAGATGTGAATTCTGCTTTATATAAAGTAAATTTCATATCTTCATACTGATCTGGTGTCCATGTAGATCCATTCTGAGATTTAAATAAACTGCCAATTGCAAACTGCTGTGTATATCTTACAGATTCAGCATCTGGTAAATTAGCAGTATTTAATGTATTTTCTCCCATTTTTGCAGTAAATACCTCATATTCATCACTTTCTGGTGCCATCAAGACAATTGCATATTCTAAACCTGGAGGTAAATATATTGGATATGGGAAAGTTACCTTTGTTGCAACAGTTCCATCAATAGATATATTGTCTCTTAAAATAGTTTCTCCATCAACTTTATCTGTTGGTCTTAGTGTTACTGGATCACCAATCATAGTTAACGTGGGAGTTCCAAATTCGGTGGTTCTAATTTGGATTGTGATTGGAGCATTTCCAGAATCTACAGAAGCAAAAAATAAGTCAATTGAAGTTAGAAATGCTCCAAGTTCATCATCATTGAATGAATTTAATCCCCTAGCAGTTCCAACCAAAAAAGTTTGCGCTAAAGGATCATCATGTCGCTGCTGCTCAATAATTTGGGTAATATTTTTAGTAACTTTAGTTACATTGGTTATATCTTGAGTTACATTAGTAATATTATTAACGACTGGAGTCGGTGTCTCAATATTGGATATATTCTCATTCCTAACTGCAGTTAGAGTTCTTGTTCTAACCTGATTAGTTGTGGTTAAATTACCAGTTAACTCAATTACTCTTATCGTATTTTGGAATTTGTTAACAGTTCCTCTAGAACTATATGTTGTTTCTGCAGAAGAAATATCCGTGGATCCAACAATGCCTAGACTATTTTCTTCGGAAGAGGATAGTCTGAAAGTTTTATTTCCTGTCGGAATTCTTACTGCTGGTACTGGATTCTCATGTGGTTCTCTGATAAAGAATGTGCCTATTACATCACCATAGTTATCTGTAACTAATCTAATATCTTTGACATATGCAATAGCACCGCTCGTCTCACCAATTAAGATTGCTCCTTTTAGAAGATATCCACCATATTCTTCACCTGCAGAATCATCTGATAAAGATAATGTGTCAATATTCAATGTAGTAGAAGATTGACTATATCCTGCTGGCATAGATTCATTTTTACTATATGGATTTACATCATAAACTCTATTTGGAGAGTTATATACCCCAGATTTATGATTAGATTCTGCAAGTCGGAATCTCATAATTTCAATAGCATCATCCCAAACAGATATATTTTCACCTACTTCAAAAACACCATCAGATCCCGGACTACTTAACTGAAGATCTTGTGTAATTTCAATTAACTTTGGCGTAATATCAATATTACTAATTCCATCTAAAGAAGCATAATACCTAGTAGATGCTTTCAAGTTTGAAGATGAAAATTCAGTATTTCTAGATCTCATAAATTGATCTATTTCACTATCAACAAATGTAGTTTCATTAGTTGAAGAGGTATCTGAATCAGAATCAGAGGTTACTATTTTGTTAATATTTCCCGTATCAGCATCACTTAGATTGAGGGTTGTAAATGTATCTCTATATTGATTTAAACCTAATGGAGCACCTGTTGTATTATCTTGTAGATTTCCGAGATTAAGTGTTTCTGTTTGTATATTACTTTCTAAATTTAATGTTAAACTATGTGTAAGTGTTTTATTGTCTAGTTGTACGGTTCTTATCCAAATATCTTCAAAAGGATTCAATCGAATATCGCCAACATATTGAATAACATGGAATGGATTGACATTTGATACTCTCGTTGCTAACTCTTGCTTGACCCACTCTCTACTAGTGTAATTTAATGTTACAACATTTCCAGTTTTCTTAACTCTATTATCTAACAGAGTATAATCTTGTGAAGAATCATATTCAGTATTACTTATATCACTTTCAGTCAAAACCTGATATGGAACTACATTCCTCATTTTCAGAGGGGTTAATTCCTTGGAGTCTTGATTAACTTCACAAAAAGAGAAAGGTACATCAATGAAATCATTATTATTAAATGAATCTGCAAAAAATCCAGTTTTAAATCTATCAAATCCATCAGAATCTTTTATTTGCAATGCCTGAGTATTTAATTCTAGTAAAGATAATGATGTTACTTCTTCTAAAATTTCTACTCTGTCTTGTATTATACCAATATCTCTCATTGTATATCTTTTATTATCAATCATACTAATTCTTGCGTCACTAATATCAAAAAGATATGGTGGCAATAATATTGTAGCTAATTCTAATAAATCAGGAGATTTTTTGGGTGCTTTAGGTTGTAATGATGAAATTCCTTTTTCCAAAGAAAAAGTTCCAGTAGAATCTAAATACAATTTATCAATTCTAGGCAAGTATACATCATAGGAAATTAATGTTGCTTCGTTTGGTGTAATTATAACTTTTGGAGAATTTCCAAAAGATCTTCCATCCTTAGAAAATGGCGAACTAGTGCTGCTACTAAAATAAGAGACCCTTGGTCTAAAATCTAAAATATCTGACGCTTTAATTCCAAAACGTCCTACACGAGGAATTGTAGATCCATAATTTTCCGCATCATAACTTAGTACAGAATATAAATCGCCATTATCTACTGCATTTACATCATAGCGATCAAAAATAATTTTTATTTTTCTACTTGGTTCTGCTTCACCATTGATTCTAATTAACCTAGAGTAGTCATAATATTCATCTTTATGTCCTTTATCTAATTTAAACGAGGATGTTATATCAGTGTAAGATCCTGGTGTAATTGACTCAATAATGGCATCAGTATTTGTAGATCTAAATTTAACATTTTCTCCAATTTGAAATTTGGGACTATTTAAATATGCAATAGTTACACTATTAGTTGTTTTTTCGATAACTCTTGCAACAGATTGTGATGATAATCCTTCAAATTCTTCGCCTATCAATACATTATCGCCTACAGAATAAATTGAAGAAAAGTTAATTGTATCTAAAGATATAGTACGACCATCCAATTCTTCATAAACAGCGATAATCCTAGCAACGTCTGGATACCTTAAGCAAATTTCTTCATCTTGAACTCTTAATCCATAATATCTATTATATGTCAATCCATCATTACTACTATTACTTGCATTAGATCCTGAACTCTTATATTTTGAAAGAGATACATCTAAAGTTTCACTTTTTTTAAATACCTTCGTTTTGCTTTGTATACTAGATTTTACAAATGATGCTGTTATTGAAGATATCGTTTTATTCTGAATATTATTAAATGTTACAGTTGTAAAATTATTTGTAAATACAACTTTATCTTGTGTCAAGGGTTCTATAACACCATCACTGTAATGAATAGAATATTTTTCCGCATCAAAGGCATCAAACTTTATCGTTCCAGAATTGTTTGCAAAATTAAAATCTCCAATAGATACGGATATTAATAGATCTCCTCCAACAGATGAATTAAATCCTGTTATCTGTGATGTAAATGTTAATTGAGATCCTGACAGATCTACGGTTTCAATAGTTCTATTTGGAAGAATTGAGTATAAGTATCCTTTTTCCGGATTTTCTATTTCCGAAGTTCCAATTTTAAAACTTACATTTTCAATAGTGCCAGAATTTCCATCTGAAGCACTTGGAACTAGTCCAGAATTCACTCCAGATACATTTTTCTCTGGCACTAAAGTTAAACTATTGGTATTGACAGCACTTACACGGTTGAAGGTTTCTGTAGTATCTGTTGGTATTGTATATTTTACTATATCTTTCACCTTTATTCCACTAAATGGTTTAGTGGATGTCAAAGTTGCGGAATTATTATCAACTCTTGCAATACTTACGCTATCATTGGCAGTATATCCTGGCGCTATTTTAGTTTTTAATATTACGTCCGCAAAAAACTTTAAACTATTAGATGTATCAACAACAGATTTAATATCTTCAGAAGAAAATACTTTTAAAGATTTTATATTTCTTTTATTTTCTTCTATACCATCAATATGAATTATCTCATTTTGAATAAACCTACCAGATTCTACTCTTACTTTTATAACTGCAGATCCAGAACCATCATTAACTGCATATCCAATAGCACCACTTGCTTGTCCAACTACTTTAGAAGATACTTTTATTTCAGAGCTAGATAAAGTGGTTCCTAATGTCAATTCTGTAAATAATGAGGAATCATAAACGTGAAGATCCCATGATGTTGAACTACCAGTATATGCAGCATCAGTAACTTTGAAAAGATATACATTAGCATCTCCTATCTTTTCTCCTTGAGCAGTCAATGTTGTGGCATCTCTTCTCTGATCATAGAAATCTACATTTCCCTTCAATGTTGGACATCCATAAACATTATTTACTTTTAATCTATTTCCCAAATCAAATGGAACCAGAACATCACTAATAGTTTGAGTGTCTCTAGGTTTATCAACATCTATAACCGTACCAAATGTTTTATGAACATCATACCCTTTGACATAAGCCTTTCCGGGACTTACTGTGAGACACATAAGATCATCAGAAGGGGTATTTTCTTGAGATGTTAGTTTTCCAGTTAAATATTTTCCATTATTACCAAGCAAATCATTTAAAGAATTTGATAAAGATATGCTGAATGGATCTACAGTATAATTTCCAGACTCATCATATGTCCTCTTGGCAAGATAGTCCTTAATAAGATTATAATCTGTCTCTGTTTCAGTTTTCCTTAAAATACCACCTTCAACACGCAATAACTCTACAAAGTTTGTATCATTAAGATCTGTTAATTGCTTTTTAGTTAAAGATAGGTTTATTTTAAATCTATCTGCACCAGGAGATGAAAAATTATTAAATCCTTTAGCATTATCATATAATGTTCTATCTTCTTTTGCAGTTATAATTTCTTCGGATACATTTAACCCTATTCTATATGATGGGAATTGAGAATAATATTCTAAAATTAAAGTTTGTTTAGATACTGATACAAAATTACCTCGTATAAAATAAATGCCATTATCAATAGATACTACAGATCCAATATCAGTTGCATTAGAAGAAATTAATGATGCAAATGGAGATCCACTAGATATTGTAATATTGTTTATACCATATGATATTATTTCTGTTGATAATAAACTTTCTCCATTTAAAAATGTACCGCCAGATAACCCATTATCAGAATCTAAGTACTTTACATATATTGTAGTATCAGAAACTTGATTATTTGGAAAAACTACAGATTTTACTGTAGCTGTAAGTCCAGAAGTTTGTCCTCTTATTTTTTTTCCAATATACTTTTCAAGATACTGTGAAATTTCTACACCAAAAGAAAGTGTGTTTAATTTTACTGCATGATAACTAGAGTCATAATGTATTCCGCCAGGTATTACTTTTGATCCCTCTTTAAATATATGACTTCCAAAGGTCTCAACCTGATTTTGGAGTATAGATTGAATAGTATTTAATTCTCTAGACTGAATTGGTCTACCTGGATTAAAAAGAACTTTATAAAAATTCTTATCAGCATCAAAATCGTCAAAATATGGATTTATGTTAAGATTTGTTTTTTGTGCCATTTTTTAAAATTCTAGAATAATTTTTACGTCTTCTTTTTGTCTAGAGTTCCTTGATACCAAGGGTCTGTTATCGATAAAAATAATATCTCCAGATGTTTTATTTATTTCAGGTTCTGATACGCCAGAACTGAAAGTTGAATCTAGGGTTATCAACTTATTATTTACAGTAATACTACTGAGATTGAAAGTCGTATCTATGCTTGCAACAAAATTTCCGCTAGATCCATTAATTGAATTTGTGCCTCCAAAATCTAAGATTGCATTAGATGCTGTAGTTGTAACTCCAACATAATCTGCTTGATCAAATGTGGTAGGGTTGTAAAATAAAGAACGATCTTTAAAATACTTTAAAACTGACGTTTCGCCGTCATATGAGGCAACATATCCTTGAGCAACTCCTCCTTCAACTGTTTGTGTTATTTTTTCTCCAACATCTGGTGAAGTAGAACCATCACTCAAAGTAACTTTCAGTGAGTATACCCCAGAAAAAGTAGAATCTGTATAAGATTCTGTTGATATAAATTTACTTGGATTTTTTAAAATTCCAATTTGTGCAAATTTGGTGTCCAAAGGAAAGTCCTTTGTTGATCCATCAAATCTAGAATATGCTAGAACTTTATCTGCACCCAACTCTCTATAAATATCATACCCATGACCTTTAGATGGTGGAATTATTGGAATCAGTTTAGCCGGAGTTGTATATGTGTCACTAATTTGAAGTGGTCCTAAATCTACAACTCCATAAGTATACCCAGATCCTCCAGAAGTGACTGTTGTTTTTAATATTTTCCCAGACGTATCGGTTTCAACAAACACTTTAGCACCACTTCCGTCACCATAAATGTCAACTTCTCCAGAAGTATATCCACCACTCCCTCTTTCATCTATATATACAAATTTTATTTGATTCTTATTTATATCTGAGTCTGCATTAGATCTAATATTTGATATCTGAGTATTTGTTGATGTTGCCCAATCATTAGGTAAAGGTATAAATTCAACGGAATCAAATTTTATAATATCTGAAGGTGATACTGTAAATAAGTATTTCCAGAGATACCCATCACCACTAGAACCTGCTTTTGATGGTTCTAAATCTGTAAATGTTGGTTTATCTTGAGACTGAGTTCCGCCAGTATTAATTCCACTCGAATCATTGCTAAGACAAATATATACTTGAAATTGATCATTCATTACATAATAATTTGAATCATATAATCTACTTCTATCTGTCACTGCAGTTCTATTGGCGACACTGTAATCATGACGATACATATCATAAGTAGTTCCCTGCTTCCATTCAATTTTTCGTACACATCTACGAATATTTTCGGGAATTATTCTTTTTCCATATAAAATAGTATCTCCATAATGAGGCAAGTAATCAAAATTATCTACTGGGTTTGGTAGTATTGAATCATTAGCATTTACACCTTCAGTATTATCCCAATTAGCATTTCTACCATATCCCGATACTCCAGGATTTGCCAATCCAACAAAAATATAATAATAATCACTTCCGTTAGATATAGTATCTACAAAATTATTTGTAGATAGTATTCTAAATTGATCTGTAACGAACGCAGGCATTTTAAACCATTTTTTTATTATTTATAAGTGTTAGGTTGAAGTTGTTCTTTTCTTTAGTGAACCAGTATCTCGCAATCCAGCACCAGCACCTCTTCTTTGAACTGTAGGATATGTTCCTAATCCAGATGTAGTATAAGAAGTGATTGCTATAGAAACTGGATTATTAGATCTAGTAAATCCAGATATTTTTCCCCAAGAGAATTTTCCAACAGGATTTAATAATGTTCCAGTAGTTCCAATACCAACCTCACCACTAATATTAGTATCACTCTTAACATTACAAGTAATTATTCCTGTAATAGTATCAATACCATGAACCTTATAAATGTTATTGAGGAATTGAGTACTAATCCCAATTACTTCAGTATCATTATTATCATTAATTGATGTTATACCATTACCAATTCTAGTGTCAAATATATGAATAGGAATTCCTTCTGTTATAGATGTATAATTATCATTAAGAGCTTTTAGTGTGAATTCTAGTGCTAATGGTGCTCCATTAGTTCCTGTTGTTGTAGCAATTCCTACAATAGACCCACTCAGACCTTGAACAACATTTGCATTAGTTAATAATTCACTTTCAAAAGTTGGAAAATCTAATATAACTTGTGGTGGATTTGTACTTGTATATCCAGATCCAGGATTAATTACAGTGACAGAATCTATATTGCCATTTGACACAGTTACAGAAGCTGTTGCCGTGGTTCCAATACCAACGTCTCCTGATGTTCCTATACCAACATTATACCATTTCCTATCACTTCCAATACCAATTATGGGATTTGAAACATTAACAGATGGTGCGTTAGTATATCCAATACCAGCATCAACAATATCAAATGATGATATTGTCCCTGTAGCAGAAACGATTGCTGTAATAATTCCAACTTTATTATTATCTTGATTTGGGACAACCAAAACATCAATTTTCTTTAAATTTACAGCATCTTCATAATCAAAAAATTCAGAATTATCTAAGTATAATACAGTATCTGTAGTATTAAAGTCTGTTATAACCTTTGCTGTCGGATATACTTGAGTTGCCAAAGAATCTCTAGACTTGTAGTAAGTTTGTTGATTTATTACAATATCTTCTTTTTGCCTAATCCAATCGATAGGTTTTAAATTAATTTCATCTATGCCATCTCCATAATATAGATTTGTCTCAAGTATATCTGCATTAACAATATCGTAAATAAGTCTCTTATCTTGCTGCTTAGTAATATCCAAATATGAATTATTACTTTGTATTTGTAGTGTATCACCGATTTGTATTATTTCATTTACATCAACTCGTGAAGAATCTTCTCCCCTAGTTCCAACATAAAAATAGATTTTAACATCATCTTCAACTTTTGGTGCAGTTAGGAATCTAAATGCTGATCCCCCAACAAATTGATATGCAATTCCAGGTTCTTGCAATATACCATTAATAAAAATTACTAATAATGAATCAAAGTCGATTGCAGAAGAAGTTAAATCATTAGGATCTTTAGAGAAAGATAATAACTCAGTTTCGTAATATAATGGATAAACTAATCTTGATCCATTCTGATAAGGTTTGATACTATCAATCAAATTCATCTCTCCAAATTGCCATGCAGCAACACTATCATTATAAGTATTCAAAACATATAATTGGAATTTTTCTATTGGTTCGGAAAGATGTCTATCTGTGACTATTCCAGATACGGTTAATACATCGCCAGTCTCAAAAGCATATCCTGCTCTTGCAACACTAAATGAAGACACTTCGAATAATGTTGATCCAATACCAACAGAACCTGACTCATCAATACCTGGAGAAGGTCCAACTTCAACATTCATAAGCATATTAATTCCAACTTCTGTGGTAGCACCCACTCCCAATCTAGAAACTCCAACAACTTCGAGATTATCATATGATGGGTTTGAAATATTTAATATAGGATATGTATAATTTGTACCTCCATTAGAAACATTAAATGATAATGTTCCCCCTAAACCAACAGTGACATCAACAACACCGCCAGAACCGACCATAGATCCTGCATCTATCGTTATAGTATCGTCTGTGTATGCAGTAATATCGGTTGCAATACCTGCTAAAGGATCTGTTGCTCTTGGATAACCAATAACAAATTTATGACCATCAGAGGAGCAAGTAAACTTTAATGATCCTGTTGTTACAGTAATATCATCACCAGTATCCAATCCATGATTTTCAATGACGAGAACCATATTTCCAGTTACAGGGTTATAAGTTGCAAATGTTGGAGTGAAATTATTTCCACCACTTTGAACAGAATTTTCATCGCTTTCTACAAATTTATGAATATAATCTTCTGCAGCGTCTTTTACAGAAACTGAGGCTGTATCTTGTCTATATCCAGATCCATTCGTCAACCGACTATTCCATACAAATACTGTTCCATATCCAACATAATAATGTTCCAATGTTGAAATGCCTACATTTAAACTAAATGATTCTGTTCCAATTCCAATAATATCAGTAACATCATCATGCAATGGAAACTCTGATGTAATTCCTGTATTAGAATTACATGTGAATGCAAGTCCAACCAATTTCACTTGATTTGCCTTAGATTCTACTAACTTATAAATCTCTTCTTGTGGAGAAGTTATTGTCAAATGTCCCAGATTATTATCATAGGTTGCTGTAGTTATAGCAACAGTCTTTCCTGTAGATGCCACACTAATAACTGGATTTAAAATAGTTCCATTGTCATCAATATTTAATTTTACCTTAGCACCAACAAGAGGAGCATATCCAAGACCTGCAGTAGATCCAAGAGAAACAATAATACCACCTCTAGGCAATTGATTTTGGTTTATATCCGAATCGGAAATTGTCAATACATCTAAATCATCTCTGAGTCCAGAAAATACTACACTTGAAATGCCTGCAGGAATATCGCTAACTATTTTAAAATTGTGATTTGTAATATTTTCAGTAAGAGGAGTTTGGAATATTCCATTAATAAACAATATACCATTTCCAGAAGTTGTTCCTAAACCAACTGTACTTATTCCTTGAGATTTTAATTCAAAAGTAGTTGTTTTTCCGTCAAATTCATTTGAAAAATCATCAAAAATTTCATTTGTAGTATAATTTTTCCTCAGAAAAGTTCTACCATTAAAAGTTGCTCTTGCTCTGAATAAATTTGATTCATCTTTTGTTGACAAATCTCCAACATTTCCTCTTGGAGGATTAGTAAAGTGTATAGAATCGCCAACAATGTTATATGATCCCTTGTAAAGTGAGACACTATCTCCAATATCATGAGATGTTGCAGCACTGCCAACACTACCACGTTTTACCTCTACAACATTTAAATCTCCAGTAAAATACAAGATAGGTCCGGAAGTTGATGTTCCTATACCAACATTCAATACTTGCATATATTCATCATCAACTTTTATGATATCATTTGGATTTATTGAACTTATACCCGATAAAGTTACAAAAGTATCTGCAATTCCTACATTTTTATCAGAGATTGAATGACTAATGTCTGTATATAATAAAGGATATTGTGCCAAATCATTAATGGTTATTAAAACCTTTTCATTTTTCTTATACATTTCAAATTCATGTGCATTACCTTCACCCAAATAAGATGAAAACTGTATTGCAATATCATTATTTGCATCATATTCACTTAAAGCAACTTTGAAATTGTCATTATCAATTTTTATTGCATAAACTTCAGTAGACAATCCAACATTACTACTAGTATGAATTGCACTATTTCCTAATCCAATAAATGTTGACTTTGGTGTGTAAATTAATCTTTCGCCAGTACTAAAGAAATGATTATTTAAAGTAAACTGCCCTGTAGTAGGGTCGAATTTAGTTTGGTCAAAAGGATCAAAAGACTTATTGAAAATTGGAACATTATCATACTTTAAAGGAAAATCAAGTCTATTTCTTTGAGTGGAATTAACGCCAAAATATTTTGCAACACTAAAAGATTTATTTAATGATCCAATATCCAAATCTAATGGAATGTTTATTTCATCTAAAAATGTATAGAATGAGTAATCCAGTTGTGTAATAGTTAAATTTGAATTGGAATATTCATCATTTCTTTCAAATTCTAATTTCAGATTATTTTGATTAAGACTAGTTTTAAATACACCCATTGTATTACCAATAGAAGTAATAGGTCCTTCAACTATATACGAGTTTTCACTATCATGTATGTTTACAATTTGATGCAAAGAAACAGTATTCCCAATACTCACTCTAGCTAATGTCTTTATTGTAGAAAATAATTCTCGATCATAATACCTGGTTGTGACAATTCCCACACTGGTTCCAGTTTCATAAACAGAAGTATCTAAAACTACAGTTCTTTCAGAATTATCATCCTGCCTTTGAGATTTAAATCTATAGGTTCCTACACCAACTGGACTACTCTTAAATTGATACGATTTTGTTCTTACTAGTGTGTTAGATATCTCATCACAATAAAAACTCAAGTTTAAATTATTTGAACTTTTTTTAATTCCGAATGTTCCCAATCCGATAGATGATATATCATTATCTGATGATTCAAAATTTGATTCTGAAAATATAAACTCTGTACCATCATATAATGACACAATTTCATAATATTTTGATTGATTAGAATCTAAATCTACTACGTGCGCTTCTACCATTATAGAATCATATGTAGTTAAATCATAGGAAGTAATTACATCTTCGGTAATTTTACTTCCAACATTTTTTTGATTTGTAAAAATATCTGCAGCATCGAATGATAATAAATTTTCATTATCATTAAAATTAGTATATTTTTCATTAAAAACCTTTATTTCATAATCAATATCATAAGGATTATTTGGATAAAAATATAAATCCAAATCACCAGTATCAGTTGCAACTGGTGATATTGTCATATAAGTTTCAGAATTTGAATTATTATTATGAGATAGTTTATCTAAACTATAAACATTTTCTACTCCATCATATAATGATACAATTTCAAAATATGCTAACTGATTATATCCTTTACTAATACTATTATTTGTAGTTTTTACTTGGACTAAAGTCTTATAGAAAGATCTTCTATCCGATAAACTTTTTATAATTAAATTTGTATCATACTCTTCATCATCTTCACTACTAAAAAGTGGACTTATGTCATCAATTTGAAGAACTCTATTTGACTGTGAGAGGAAATAGTCTGATAACTTTATATTTTTAAATTGAATAAATTTACTTCTATCGTTTAAAGGACTAAAATCAGTGACAACATCAAAGTTCTTAATTGTATCTACTCTAGTTTGAGAAATAAATGATTGGAGACTTTCAACAACGCTACTGTTAGTTAGACCAGTTGTTAATATACCAGAAACATTCTGTTGAATTTGGGTATCTGCAAAGTTTTTGGTTCCTATTGGATGAACGATAGTATTAATTGGAGTTTTTATTTCATCCCAAGTTTTTTCACTTTTAAGAGTATATGATAAATTCTGATAATAATCATTATCAGAAATAACTTGTGTATCTGTATTAGTTTTTCCAGAATCACTATCCCATCCATAATCTTTAGTAGAAGATCCAGAGATGAGATAGTATCCATTAATTAAAGATACATCAAAAATATCTGCTCTAAATCCAGAACTCTTTCCAATTATAGTGACTCCAGTGTCTAACTTATAATTTCCATTCAACTTCAAATAATCTTTATTTACCTCCCCTACTGTTAATCCAGTTTCAATCATCAATCCAGATTGATCAAGTATAAAAATTTCTTCTTTAATGAAGAATGCCGAATAATCTTGGTTTGCTACAAATGAAGGATAATCGGTAGATTTAATCATTGTAGCAAAGCTGTCTATTTGAAATGTGACTGCAATACCCGGATCTCCAAATAATTTAGGTATTTGGATAGTAACTTCTCCTGGATTAGAATTTGAGGTGTAGTCAATTACATCAAAAAATTCAAATCCATGATATTCGGAATTGTATCCAATCCCAGTATCTTCTAAAATTTGTATATCCTCTACAAAAACTTTGTCTCCTACTTCAAAAGGATCTTCCACATATCCCAAAATGGGAGTTTTTAATAAGCATGTTATTATGCCAGTGTTACTGCTATCAACTTCAATAATTCTTATTCCATTTGCATTGTTAACAGACTTAATTGATACTTGTCTTTCAGGTAATCCAGTAACTGGTGCTGATATTTCAACTGCCGTTATATTTGCATTACCAATACCAGATCCTGATATTTCTGCAGTTAGAAGTCCCCGATCAATTTTTTTGCCAGTATCAGAATCAACAATTACTAAAGATGGGGCATTTGGGTATCCACTTCCTCCATCAACAACTTCTACAGATTTTAAAAACTGCGAATTAACCAAACTTACATTCTGCGATGTCTTTAAAGCTGGTGATATGGTATTGTCAATACTATATTCATAACCATAATTCAATTCACTATAATCGATAAGTTTTCCTACACTTTTCGATCTTAGTGCTACTAATAGACCAGTTCCATTTGCAGAATTTGATCCCGCATAATATGGAACATTATTATATAAATTTCCTTCGCTAATAATTTTTAAATCATATACAGATCCAATTCCTGTCAATGAATTGGTAGTATATTCTAATGTTGAGCAATCTGCACTACTATACGATAGTCTTTCTGGAACATTATCTAGAAAAATATCAAATTTAGTATCTTGGACGTTAGATATTAAATATTTTCCACTATATGCACTATTTTTAAATAAAATTTTCGATTTATGTGACGTATTTATAACTTTCGACTCTGCATTCACCAATGAATAGTATAATACATCGGGTAAATTATCATTATATCTTAAAGTTAGGGATGCTTCTGAAGATACTCCTACAATACCAACACCAGATGTGGAAAATTCTAATGTATTTGATGTTGAAATAAATTCATCATTTAAGTCTTCATCATAAAAAAGATTTAGTTTATAGTTTTCTAAAGAACTATCAGATAAGTCAAAGACTAAATTATTGTTCCTAACCAAGTTTATATTTGGTTGAATTAATGAAATTTCTTGAGTTCCTATACCAACGCTATTAATAGAAACTAATCTTGGCAATTCTGATATAGAATCTTTATAAGTTTCGGATAATCTTATAGTATCGATATCAACTTTATTGACATAATATACTCCTTCATTTAATCCAGATGGAGTTGAAGTTGAAATATAATAGACCTCATCACCACTAGAAAGCAGATGATTTTCTATACTTATAGAATTTGTGTTTATGTCTATATCTGTAAGTGTACTAAATCCTATAGTTTTTAAAGACAATGAATTTATTTCTGGTATGTACTTTACATCCACAAATGTGGTATTTCCAACACCCACATTTAGCTTTGGAGAAACTTTTAAATCAATTAAATCGCCAGATGTTAGATTGTGGAAAGTTGATATTGAAACTGTAGTTAGATTTTGATATACAGTAGAAATTTCTTCGTTATATGCAGATTCAAAATTATAATCATAATTATTTGATCCAACATTAGAATTAGATGGAAAATAAAGTCCATTCGTAGTAATTGTCAAATTAGAAGAAGTTACTATGCCAATATAATCTTTTGACTTATTGATTATATAAAGTTTTTCTGGAAGTACTGTATTTAATAAAATTGATGTATTGGAATTTGGATCATCTTGTACTGTAATTGATGCTGAATTAGTAGAACCTTTATATAAAAGAACCTCTTGTCCAGTATGAAAACCGTGATTTGGTAAATAAATGCTTTGAGTTTGTATATTTTTAGTTATTAACTCGCCACCAAGATAAAATGATCGTGAAGTGGTGATTCCAGAGATTGTTCCAACACCAATGGATTGGGCAGGATTAAAATATCTTTTATAATTTTCAATATTATTATTTGATTCAATATTAGAATTTATTCTTATAATGTTTGGTAAAAAATTGACAGTGGATAATGATGTACTTGCTCCACTAACTCCAGTTTTCCTACATCGTACTATCTTTTTATCTGGAAAATAATTGAAAATAGTAAAATACTGATCATTTGATTCTCCCTTAATTTCAATAGAACTTCCAATAGATACCATTTTGGGGAAGTTTTGTAGTTTAATATCAGTAACAATTCCAGTTACATTTGGATGATGAGTTCCTGAAGTTGCATTTGGATCATAGGATGGAATTTCTTCATCAAGTTTAGTAGAAAAGGTATCAACTTCTGCAACGTAATCTCCATTTAGAGGTTCAAAATTTGTTGTTAATCCAGTAATACTAATTACAGTATTATTTACTATATCATGGGATGGTAATATTCGTATAAAACTGCTAGAAGCATTATAAGGATATACTTTTGCATTAGTATACTTTATATAATTATTTTCTATATTATCAATTTGTTTTCCATAAATTGACCCAACTTCAGATACAAATCCATATCCAGATGAAGATGGAGAATTTTCAAAGTTTAATGTGTCACCAACCTTAAAATTAGATCCAGCTTTAATTATTTCGTATGAATCTATAGATCCTTTAGTGACAGAATTTATCTCTACAGTATGACTATTAGATGAACTATTGGAGGGGAAGAAATCATATCCTGCATATGCATCTTGCACTTTATATGGAAATGTATTTCTGAATAGTGAACTATTTTCAAAGTCAAACGATTGGTTTAGTATATTATTATTATTATCATCTACCAACTTACTTCTGTAATTAATACCAATAAAATATGGAAAAGATCCTACATTTTCATTGTTTGGATTCAATATGGCAGTTGCAAAATATGCATAAACGCCATTTGGAAATTCTGGTGTTTTGCACCATCTACCGTTATGAATATCTAAATCGCCACTATTATTAAATTTATAGTCATCTATAAAATAACCTTCTGGAAATTCTGAATTTGTTGGTCTATTTGTAATATTGCTGAGACTCTTATTATATCCAGAAACTAATCTTTTAATTATTGTTGGATTTTCTGGATCTTTATATCCAAGAGGTCCATAAATTGGATTTCCGTCATAAGCCCAACCAATAATTGATGAGTGACTCGTTTCATTATCATTAAATTCATTTTTTAACAAGTCCGAGTATCCACTTACAACATACTGCAACTCATTATTAATGTTTTTATATAAAAATTCATATGAAGGATCTCTTCTGTCCGAATATTGAATTCCATACTTATATGAATTATCAACAGTTAAGGATCTAACTCTTGCATTTATAATTGCATTTTTCCCACTGAAAACTGGAATGATTTTTATGTCATCAAAAGAATAATTGGCACCAGATTCTATGACATGAACAGTAGATACTCTATTATTGGAAATTTCTGCTCTAAGAATTGCTCCAATACCTTTATTGCTGATTACCTGCAATTCTGGGACAGAATAATAATCATAACCTCCATAATTTACAATTACCCTATCAATTTTACCTGCAGAAGTAACTACAGGAGTAAAAGATGCTTCTTTTCCTTGCTGTATAATTACATTAGGCGATTCTTCAATATTTAATAATGTAGATCCATATCCACTTCCCTCTTCATATAAGTATGCATCAATAATACCTCCTTTTACAACTGGTGTAGTAACAATACTAGATGCAACCTGTTCCCCATCGGAAACATAACTAATTTGAACACTAATATCCGGATAATTGAAATATTGGTAACCACTTCCACTAGATCCTATAGAAACGTATTTTTCTCTAGAATAAAAAGAAATGTCTGTTCCACCGACACCAGCATTACATACTCTAAACGAATCATCATCAACTTTTAAAATGTAGTATTGATTCGTTGTAGAAATTCCAGATATAGAACTTGTTTCAAAATCATACGTAACTAATTCTCCAGAAGAAAATCCGTGGTTTTTGAAGGTTATAGTATCATTGATGGTTGAAATGCCTGATTGCTTTACCGTCAATTTTCTATTAGTAAATCCTTCACCGGGATTTTCGACAATTATTGAAGATATTACATTTCTAGGTTCAGTTTTAAACTTATGTATACCAGAATTGCCTTCTGTCGATAACCCTACAGTATTAATTCCACTCCTAAAGTCTGATAATGTTGGATATAGTTCAACAGTTGATGGATTTATTACCTTGACAAAAAATGGAGTATTATTAGTTAAATAACCAGTACTCACATTCAATCCACCAAAGTTGGAAATACCAATTTTTTGATTATTAATATCATTAATATCATAAAAAACTTTTTCGCCGCTAAAAAAGTTATGATTTGTTAGAAATGTTATAGTCTCATCATCAAAACTAAGTCCGCCACCATCAGATAAGGTGCGAGCATTAAAGAAAACTTCTCTAGAAAATGTTTTTGTATTGGCCTA